TCAACGATACTTTGCACGTTGGCTACCAGTTGCTCAGGGAGCAACCGAATAAGATCCAAGCCCCATCGACTTTTAAGGAGCAATTCTTGTCCCATGCTATCCTTAAAGGCAATGGCAGGGCGGCTATCATTCGCAACGCTCGGACGATTACCGAGCTAATTCCCATGATGCCCGATGCGACTTGGACGATCATCCACGAGGGCGAAAAATACCATATCACAAAGCCGGACAATCAGAGCAAAAAGAATCTTTTCGATGCCTACGATGCCGACGACAACGGCTACCTAGTGTTTCGCGACGAGGACGTTTTGCACGTTCCAGGCTTTTCCTTCGATGGCGTCGAGGGTATCGGATTGCTCGATGTTGCCAATAAGACCTTTGCGACTGGCAGCGAAGAGGTTAATTTCAAGCTTAACCAACTGCGTCGAGGATTTCGCGGCAAGTTGTTTCTTGAAGCACCTCCGGCAGCATTCCGAAAAGCAGAGGATGCGAAAGAGTTTATTGACGACTTCAATAAGCTCGAAGCGGGCTCGGAGAATTCAGCTAAGGCCGGTTTGCTACGCGAAGGCATCAAGGCAAACGCAGTTTCGATGAACAACAACGACGCACAATTCGCAGCCTTGCAAAAGCTAACCCGGCAGGAAGTTGGTATGCTCTTTGGCCTTGAAGCGATGCCCGGGGACGGCGAATCGAGTAGCTACAGCACCAGGGAACAAAGCCAGCTAGCTTACCTTCAATGCTTGGATCACTGGTTGGTCAAGTTTGAGGAGCAATGCGATATGAAGCTTCGCACTCGACGCGAAAAGAATTCCAGGGAAGTCTATTTCAAGTGCAACCCGGCAGCGTTGTATCGGACCGACCTAGCCACAACGATGGAATCATTCAGCAAGGCGATTGCATCGCGGATTATGAACCCGAACGAATGCCGGGCTAAACTGGACTTGAATCCTTACATCGGCGGCGATGAGTTCATTAACCCGGCGATTAGCACAGCGACCGGGGAGCAATCGCCAGACGAAGCAGAGGACGCGCCAGAGGACGACCAAGAGGACTCGCAAGAGGACAGCCAAGAGCAAGCCCGAAACGATCGAGCCGTCGAGCAAATGCTACGCGGGCTCATTCGAACCGAGGGCAACAACGCTATCAACGCATCCAAAAAAGCTCAATTCGTCGCTTGGATCGGCAAAAAGTACCCGCAATGGGAGGCGAAGCTTGCCGACAAGATCGAAGTGATCGGGCTCGACCGTGACCTAGCAAGGCTCCACTGCGAGAAATCGACGCAGATTCTAGCGACTTTGGCGGCTCAATACGGTGGCGAATCGCTACAGAAAGCCGTCGAAAACGAGGTTAAAACGTGGGAAAATCGCATTTTTGAACTGAAAGGCGCGAAATAATGATCGAAGTCAAAGCAGAAACCAACGAAATCCTTTTAAGCGGTATCGTTGGCGATGGATGGGACGAGGATCCAATCACGGAAAAGCGGGTGATCGAGGCCATGAAGCCTTTCGGGTCGTCTCCGATCACCTTTCTCATCAACAGTCCAGGCGGCGCGGCCGATGAAGGGATTTCTATCTTCCAGGCGATCAGGCGGCACAAAGGCGAGGTCACGACGATCAACAATAGCCTTGCAGCGTCGGCGGCTAGTGTGATTTTCTTGGCCGGAAAGAATCGGCTTATGGGCGATGGCTCAAGGATCATGATTCACAGGGCGATGACCTTCGCGATGGGAAACCAAGACGAATTGCTAAAGGCAGTTGCCGGACTCCAGAGTTACGACAAGTCTTTAATTGAAATCTACACGGAGTTCCTAGGCAAAAGCCCTTCGGAAATCGAGTCGCTTATGGCGGCAGAGACTTGGTACAACGTCGACGACGCTATAGCCTCTGGTCTTGCCACAGGACGCGTCGAGAACGGCAAGAAGTACAAGAAGCCAAAGAACGCTTTCGAGTCGGCAGCAACGATGCTGGCACGCCAGAAAATGGCTCAATTTTCAAAACACTTGACAAGCCCAGGCCAGTAGCCTAGATTTATTGCGTCGGCCAGAAGTGCCAACAACTCTGCAACTTATTAGCGGCAGTGACTCACGGTAAAAACGATTCAGTTTCCCGTGGCAGTCATGCCGCTATTTTGGTTTTTAGACTGCCACACATCCCACAAAGGGCAGTCGAAAATGAAGAGCGCGAAAGCACTAGCAGACGAAATCCAAGCCTTGCAAGCCAAGGTTCAAGCGATTCAAGCAATCGCAACCCAAGAGGCTCGGGAATTGCTCGAAGATGAGCAGTCCGAGATCGATACCATCCTCGGGACCGAAGGCAAGCCGGGCCAGATCGAGAATCTTGCCAAGCAACGCGAACGGGCGATCAAGATCGAGCAAGCCGTCTCCAACACGGTACGCCAACACGTTGACAGCCAGCCTCTTGCAGGGGCTACCTTCCGAGTCCCGGCAACGGCTCGGGCAACCAAGCCCCTGGCGGTGTTTACTGGGCCGGATGGAGAGGCAGAAGCCTTCCGCGTCGGCAAGTTCTTCCAGGCCCATTTCGGCAGCGAATCGGCTCGGCAATGGTGCAGGGATCACGGCGTCCAAAACACGCTCCAAACCAACGACCCAACCGGGGCTGGGGTTTTGGTCCCCCCTGAGTTTGTCGCGGGCGTGATTCGGCTGGTTGTCCAGTACGGCGTGATTCCGCGTTACGCCTTTGTTCGCAACATGGTTTCGGACACGCTGACCACTTCGCGACGCTTGACCGGGATGGTCGCTTATCCTGTTGGCGAAACCAAGGAATTTACCCAATCCCAAGCGACCTACGGGCCGCTGAACCTCGTCGCTCGAAAGTGGGGAACGCTTACCAAAGTCTCCAGCGAATTGAGCGAAGATTCAACGATTTCGATGGCCGAAGAAATCGCAACCGAAGCGGCTTTGGCTCACGCCTTGGCAGCCGACGAAGCTGGTTTCCTTGGCGATGGAACCGGGGCCTATCATGGCGTCGTAGGTCTTGCCAATGCACTCGCAGCCGGATCGGTTGTAACGGCGGCGGCGGGACAAAACACGGCGGCAACGATCACGATTGCGATGTTCCAAGAAGCTCTTGGCAAACTCCCGGCTTTTCCTGGAATCAATCCGGTCTGGTTTGTCTCCAAGCCTGTTTGGTCGAACGTCATGGGTCGCCTTCAATTGGCCCTCGGCGGCAACAACAAGGAAGACCTCGGGCAGGGTCCGGTAACTCAGTTCCTCGGCTACCCGGTTGTCTTCTCTGAGGTCTTGCCAAAGACCATCGGGGCGTCGACCAAGTTTGGCTACTTCGGCGATTTGCGAATGGCCTCCACTCTAGGCTTGCGTCGCAATTTCGAGCTAGTCGGTGACGTTTCGCGGTACTTCGAGACCGACGAAATCGGATTCCGCTCCACGATGCGATGGGATTACAACGTCCACGAGCGCGGCGATGCAAGCAACCCGGGCCCGATCCTTCAATTGGTCTCGGCCTCCTAATCCAACCCAACAAAAAGAAAGTAGGTGACTTGTGAATCCTTTGCATTACGTGAAATGTGTTCCGGCAATCAAGCCAGCGGCAATCGTCGATAACGCGACGGTGACGGCTGACGTTATCGACTGCCGAGGTTTTGACTTCGCTTTGATCGTACTCCAGTTCGGAGCGACTGACATCGCGATGACGGCCTTGAAGCTCCAACAAAGCTCCACCAGTGGCGGCGTTTATGCCGACATTACCGGAGCGACGTTTGCGGCTGGAACAGGCTACAACGGGGCTACGCTTGCCTTGCCAAGTGCAACCGACGACGGCCAGACTTGTGCCTTCATGGTCGACATGCGGGGCAGGGAGCCGTTCTTGAAGGTTGTCGCGACCTTTGGCGATGGCTCTAACGGCGGTTTCATCTCGGGCGTCGCTGTCCTTGGTTACGGCAAACTGCCACCGACGACCTCGGCGGGTGTTGCCGATGGCGATGTTTGCTTGGTGATCTAATGATCGTCGAGCTATTGACAATGTGGAGAGGCTTTCCGGCTGGCTCAAGGCTGGAAAGTCTCTCCGATGGCGTGGCGTTGATTTTGATTCAAAGGGGTGTTGCAAGTGCGATTGAAACCCGAAGTAGTGACGAAACCAACAGCCGAGCCGGTGACGCTCAGCGAGGTCAAGAAACAACTCGAAATCGCAAGCAGCGACACAAGCCATGACACGCACTTAACCGCCTTGATCGGGGCGGCTAGAGAGCAATGGGAGCACGATACCGACAGCGTGACATGCTTTCAAACGCTTCGGGTCCGGTTGCCTTTCTGGGCCGACGGACTGAAGCTACCGCGAAGCCCGATTCACTCGATAATCTCGATTCAATATTACGATGGACTCAACACGCTCCAGACGCTTTCGGCTAGCCTTTACCAATTGCACGTCGATGAGATCCGGCTTGCGTACCTAGCGACGCTACCGGCTACTGTATCGCGATGGGATGCCTGGACCGTAACGTACAAGGCGGGGCATTCGCAAGACGGCCAAAGCGTACCGGAAGCGGCCAGGGCGGCTATCTTGATGCTTGCGGCTCATTACTTTGAAAACCGCGACATGCTGATGGCCGACGCAATGCAAACGATGCGACCTTACGAGATGTTGGTACGGCGATTTATGCGGAGCAGCTACCCATGAGGCCAAAGAATCAGCGTACTGGGGCATTGCGTCATCGATGCACAATCCAACAGACGACAGAGACCCAAGACGCAAGCGGGCAGCCTATCGTTTCCTGGACGGCTTACGTTGTCGATGAGCCTTGTCAGTTTACGCCGACGGCTGGAATCGAATCGATGCGGGGCCGACAACTTGAGGCAGGGACAAGGGCGGTTTTTCGGGTCCGATACCGATCGGGCTACACGGTTCAGATGCGGATTGTCTACCAAGGCGAAACCTACGGAATCACGGCGGTAAACATGGTCGACGGGCTGCGCAACTACATGGACATTATTTGCTCGGCGGTGTTGCCATGAGTACCACAATCGAAATAAACGAGGATCTTATCAAGCAGATCGGCCAAATCCCGTTGATGCTCAGGAACGCTCCATTCGGTCGATGCCTTGGGGCTTTTGCAAAGCCTGTTGCGGCGGCTTGCCAGGGCCACGCAAGATCATCGCGGGAAAGCGGCTCGCGAAAAAAATGGTCGAAGAAGCTAAAGCAAAACGCGGCTTATCAAAATGACTCAAAGCAGCATTTCGATCACAAGGTATTCAAGGGCGGCGTTGGCGTTGTCATTGGAGCGACCTACCCAAAAGGCAACAAACAGCAATTCGTGATGCCGTACCGCAAGGGCGAAAGCTACACGCGAAACCATTGGGGCAAGCCTGGATCGCCTGTGATTTATACGGGCCGATCCGGTCGGCAATACACTCGAATCAACCGATCGAAAGCGACCGTCGCGACATTCCCGAAAGAGCAACGCGCACCCATGCGGGCCTATCGCCAAACCTCGGGCGCGGCCGAAGCGGCTTTCGTCAATCAACTTCAAAAGGAAGTAAAGGAGTTACGAATTGGCTAAGAACCTCAAGCTAACCGACAAGGTGACATTCTCGACCGGAACGACCTCGACCGGGATTCAATTACAAGGCACGATGCCCCTTGCGATCGTCACCCCGGTCGGATTGGCTAGCACTACGCTTTCGTTCCAAAGCTCCCTCGACGGGGCTAGCTGGTTCGACCTTTACAACGGGTCTAGCCTTTACTCTCTGACCGTTGCGGCGTCGCGATACATCGCACTAAACCCCGATGTTTTTGAAAGCGTCCGGTACATCCGG